TCGGCTCAACGCCCGGCGGGAACGATGCGACGACAACCTTGCCATCGTCGCCAACCCAATAAGCTACGTTTGCCATGATCAGGACCACACGGTGATGTTGAGCCCGGCGGGATCGGTTGAGCCGACGTTGTCGGCACCGACGAAGACGCGGAAGTTGGTCGGCGTCCTCGTGAAGCTCGACAACTCTCCGGCGTAGCTGTTGCTGCCACCTCTTTGGGCGAACTGAACGCGGTAATTCAGGTCGGCCGCCGCAGCGGCCATGGCGATCTCGAACACTCCGGCGCTGGGGCGCGTGATCGAGCTGATGTTGCTCGCCTTCTGGATCGTCACGACGCCGCCCGACACCGTGGCGAAGCAGGACGCGAACGGTGACGGCGGACCGGCCGGTCCCTGCGGCCCCTGCGGGCCGATGCCGATCTCGCGGATCGTCATCGTCTCCGTGAGCGCACCACCATAGAGGCGGCCGCTGTCGTTGCGGTTGATGTACGAGGCCGACGCCGCGCCCCAACGAACCTCGAAGGTATGAGCGCCGGGAGGGAGGGTGCCGATCCAGCGCAGGCGACAGGGAGCAAACCATTGGGCGTTGCAACTGACGACTTTCGTCATCACCGCGCTGGGGCCGCCGTCGACGAACAACGACATGCTGATATTGAGAGCCACACCGCCTGCGGCGAACACGGCGTCGGCGTCGACCTCGATGGGATGGCTGGGGTCGACGGCCGTGAAGACCCGCTGGAACAGCCGCGAGCCTTCCGTGATCTGCGGAATGCTGTCGTCGAACGGCACGAAGGTCGGGTCGCTGGTCGCGTCATTGCGCGAGTCGTAGGTCGGCACGGTGACGCCGCCCGAGGGCGGTGACGCAAGCCACAGGCTCTTGGCCGCGCTCCACTGATAGACGATGCCATTGCCGGCAACGAAGGACTGGCCGTCTGCCGGGGCGGCTGGGAAGTCAATCGCAGCCATCAGAAGATCTCCAGCGTGAGCGTACAGGCGGCGATGCCGCCAAAGAGGCCAGCGGCGACGCTGGAGTTCATGATCATGGGCGGCGCTTGGTTGGGACCGACATTGATCCCGTAGGTCCACGTCCCTGCGCCGGGCACGTCCTGATATTCAAGATAGAGCGGAAGCACGTACCCGGCCGCGCCAGCGCCGGTCGCGGCGGCACGCAGGGCGTTGGCACTGCCGCTGCGCGTGAGGATCACCCCCAACGTGCCAGCGCCACTGAGCGAGGCCGTTCCCCGAAAGCTCGCCCGCACCTTCTGCTGGGCCGCGACGGTGATCGTGCGCGACAGGATGTTGGTGCCCGCCGTCGCCAGCGGGACCGCGTTGTTCATCGGGATCAGCGCCGAGAACTGCCCGATGGCCGTGTACTCGTCATAGGTGCGCGTCGGCGGGGAATTGCCGGTGGGCGCGACCGGCACCCACTGCGTGGTGTTGCCGTCGTTGTAGTAGATGTAGAGGACGCCGCCGCCCGCCGAGGCGTCGCTGTTCCACCAGAGTTGATTGGGATTGGGCGCGACCGGCGGCGCAGGGCCGACCGAGATCGAGGCCCCCGCTGCGATCAGCGCCCGCACCCACGCCGTGCTCGGCACGCGATCCGAATTCTCGGCAGCGGGCGGCGATGGCGTATGAAGCTCGGCGGACGCGTAGGTGATCGCCCCGGTGGTGGTGTCGATATGCCAGAGCGGCACGTCCCCGATGGCGGGCGAAGCGTAGACCTTGACCAGCCAGTCCGCGTCGCCGCCCGTGTCGTCGATCCACATCATTCCGGGGACGGCATAGCTCGGCCGCGCCGGTCCGCGATGGAGGGAGTGGATCGCGTCGCGCCACTGGTTGAGCCACGACGTCAGGGTGACGCCGTTGATCACGAACGGATCGATGGTGCCGAAGTCGAATTGGCTCATGTGATGGGCCCCAAACGTGTGCCGGTGGCGATCCAGAGGATGTTGGCGTTGCCGTTGACGGCCTTGCCTGCGGCGCCACCCGTGCGCGGCCCATCGAAGTTGATGTCACCGACTGGACCGCCCGAGGGAGGGCCACCCGGCGTGCCCCAGGTGCCGCCGTTGCCGCCCGCCCAGCCGACGCCAAACGTGCTGCCATCGCTTTCCGAGTGACCGCCCGCGCCGGGACCGCCGGGACCGCCCGGCGCACCAGAGGTGTCGGGGATGGTCGCGTTCGGATCGGTCCATTGATTGCCGCGAAACCGCCCGGCGAGGCCGCTGCCGCCGCCATTGCGACCCTGACCGCCGCCACCGCCCCCGCCGTTGAAGGCAGAGCTGGGATCGGTGTAGCCGTCCATGCTGCCGCCGCCGCCCGCGCCACCGCCGCCACCGCCGCGCAAGGTGCCGAGGTTCTGGACGGCGAAGGTGAAGCCGCTGACCGCCGAAGCATCGAGAGCGGTCCCGCCGGGGCCACCAGCGGTCGGAGCTGCGGCGCTGTTGGCGTAGCCCGCACCGCCCACGCCGCCGGTCCCGCTGATGAACCTTCCGGTGGCGATGATCAGCGTCAGGGCGATGCCGGCGGGCCATGCGCCGGGAAGGAGCGCGGGCGCGCCGGTCGCAGAATACGCCTCCGCGTTCAGCGTGATCGTGCAGTCGCCTGATCCGCCGTAGCCCGCCGCGTTGGCGACGGTGCGCAAGACGATGTTCGGGCTGTCGATGTTGATCGCGGTGGCGAACAGCGAGGAGTGGAACTGCTTCCACGCGCCCGCGTCCCGAACGTAGCCCGCCTTGACGGATTTCCACGCTCCACCGTCGCGGACATAGATCGACTTGACCGGCTTCCAGACGCCGCCGTCGCGGATGTAGGCGGGCATAGGCTTAGACCTGATACCAGACGTCGCCGTCGTTGCCGCCGGCGCCCGGCGCAGTGGTGGCCACCGTGCGAGCGCCCACGACAGAGCGCACCCACGCCGTTGTCGGCACGAGCTGAGAGTTGTCAGTCGTAGCCGGCGCCACCGCGCGCAACGTGCCGTTGCGATTGAAGTCGATACCGGCCAGCAACGCGCCCGCGCAACGCCTGCACCTGCAGCACGCCGGAAGGCAGCAGCACTGCGCGCCATGTCCGCTGGTCAGCCGCATTGCCGGTGGCGGACCACTGCGTCGCCGGATTAGCGGCGCCCTGCGCGTTCAGCAGCGCAGCGGTGTACTGATCGGCCACCTGCACGACGGCGCCGGTGGTGGTGTCGAACTGGAACAGCGGCCGATCACCGATGGCCGGGCCCATGTAGGCGTTGACCACCCATGCAGCCGGCCCGGCGCTGTCGTTGATCCACAACATACCGGGCACGGCATAGGCTGGACGCACCGACCCACGATGCAGCGAATGCAGCGCATCGCGCCATTGGTTGAGCAGTGACGCGAGCGTTTCGCCATCGACCACGAACGGGTCGATGGTGCCGATATCGAATTGCATGCGTGTGCTCCTGCTAGGTGGCGTAGCCGCCGTAGCCTTGGACGAGGTAGTCGATGGAGCCGCCCGACACAGCAGCGCCGGCCGCGTCCTGATGCTCGACCTTGAAGTGGAAGTGGTCGCTCTCCGTCACCACGATGTTGCCGCCGGGCGCGAGCCCCTGCCGCGCGGTGAGCTGCACTGACGGCGTGGCGAGGAAGCCCACCGGATAGGTGACGGTCGCGTGGCCCGTTGCGTCCAGCTCCACATCGTCGCCGGTCACGGTGCGCGTCGGCACCTCGCACTGCACCTCGGCGCGTTGCATGCGCAGCGTCGTGGCGGTGTCGTAGATGGTGCCGATCAGGCGCCACTCGAAAGCGCGGCCGGTGATGATGGTCGACTTGAGCGGAAACCAGTTGCCGTAGGTGATGGCGTCCTGGCTGACGCGCGCCTCGACGTGCGCGTCCCATTCCGGCGACAGGCTCATCTGCATCGGCTTGGCCGACGCCAGCGGCTTCCATGTCGACATGGTGTACTGCAGGCCGGTGGAGAGTGGATCGACCGACGCCACAGGCTGCCAGTCGGCCACCGTGAAGCCCAAGAAGTCGCCATGCCCCTGAACGATGCCGACCATGGACACCTGACAAACGATGCCGAGATCAAGCGCGCCCGCAAAGCCGTAGGCATCAACGCGCGTCGGCGTCTTGTTCAGCGCCAGCCCGCGCTCACCGGGGAAGATGTCGGGCGGTGACGGCTCCAGCGCATCGGGCGGCGGCAGGCGCAGCTCACCGTCGCCGCTGTGCCAGTGCTCGCCCGTATCACCGGCCCATGCGGGCTGCTCGATGATCGAGGCCACCTGCACGCGGTCGGTGATCTGCTCCAGCAGGATGGCCAGCGTGGGCTGCGCACTCTCCTGCCCGAGGCTGTCGATGGCCTTCACCATGATGGTGCCGGGCCGCGTCGGCATCTGCACTTGCGTCGTCTCGCGCGAGACGCGGGCAATCGACGTCGTTGCTGTGTTCCATGCCACATCGCCGGCTGTCGACGGGGACCACTTCACCCACCAGAAACTGACGTCGATTTCGTTGGTGGGTATCCACGTGATGGTCGTGAGCGGGCCTTGCGGCGTGACATAGACGGCGCTCGGCGGCATCGGCTTGGCGGTGAGGCCCACCGGCGTGAACGTGTAGCTGATCACCGCCGTGCGGCGACCGATGTTGTCGAAGCCGCGCAGCGTGGCGACCCACTCGCCCTGCCGCATCGCCGGCACGTCCTGTGCCATGGTGGCGATCTGCGTATAGGAACGATAGTCGCCGGCCGGCCCGCTCAGCTCCAGCATGTAGCGGGTGACGCGCGGATCGGGCGACGCCTGCCAGGACAGGATGATGCCGAACTGCGGCGTGCCCGAGCCGTCGAGGTAGATGTACTCGCTGAAGGCGATGTCGGAGGGCGGCGTCAGCGTCGGGCTGGTTGGCACCAGCGAGAAGACCGGCGGCGGGATCAGCACGCTGTTATCGACGTAGTCGTACTTCTCCTCGTGATGCTCGGTCGCCAGCACCTCGTACTTGCCCTGCCCTTGATCGGTGATCTGCGCGACGCGCCAATGCGTCGGCTGCACGGCGGCGCTCGATGCCATCCAGTTGCTGCCGGCGACCATGCCGGGCTGCTTGGCGCTGACGCGCACCTGATTGCCCGGCAGCACCGCCAGCACCGGCAGCGCATAGACCGCTGGCGTCTGACCGTCGCTCGCGGCGCCCACCACCACGTACATCGTCCACGCGGCCGGATCGGTGATGAGCTGATCGGGCATCGCATCGAGCGTCAGTGTGTCGGCGCCGCTGTCGTCGAGCAGCCGGCCGCCGAGCCGGGCGCCGACGCGGCTGGGATCGCTGATCGCGATCAGCTCGCCGGGCCGCGCGTCGGCGTTCTCCAGGCCGATGCGGAACGTCACCGCCTCGGTCTCATACTGGTTGGTGTAGATGTACCAGCGGCCGAAGCGCTGCGCCTGACCGCGCGAGGTGCAGCCGAACGCGGTCTGCTGGGTGTCGCGGAAGCCCTGCTGGCCGATCAGCGCGTTGTCCTGCACCAGCTCGACGGCGGCGTTGTACTGATCGCTCGGGTCGTTCCACGTGATCGCCGCAGCCGTCCAGCGCGAGCGGTAGTCGGCGCCCGCGTAGTCGAAGATGCCGCCCTCGACGTCGGCCGGCGTGAACACCCGCGTCGGATCGCCCAGCTCGCGGTCCTGCACGACGAACACCGTGCCGTTGCCCCAATAGAGCAGCGCCAGCATCGAGCTGGCGACGGCGTTCAGCACCGTGTAGGCGTCCTGGCGCGTGTTGATCACGCAGTTGCAGGTCCAGCGCGGCTCGGTGCCGCCCTTGCCGTCAGGCACCGGCTCGTCGTTGTAGCGGGCGCACTCGTAGAAGCTCCACTTGTCGACCGCGCTGGCATCGAGGTATCGGCCGAGGCCCCAGCGCTCGTTGGTCAGCAGGCCATAGAGCACCCATGCTGGATTGTTGGTCCACGCCTGTTGGAACGTGCCATCCCAATCGCCGTCGTAGGTGCGCGCGCGGCTGTCGTAGTTCGACGGCACGTCGACGATCAGGCCATCGAGCAGGTAGGCGCGCTGCGGCGGCGAGCTGAACTGCTCGGCGTCGATGGTCATCGCCGCAACGGCGGTGTCGTCGTAGGCGATCTGGCCGTCCGTGATCTCGACGTAAGCCGACCAGTAGAAGTTGTTGTTCACGCCATCGGCCGGCTCGGGATCGAAGCGCGTCACGCGCATCGAGATCGGCTCGGTGGTCCACGGCAGGTTCACCCGCACCGCCCGCTCGTAGGGCGACATGGTTTTGCCGGTCACCGTCTCGGTGACCATGTTCACCCATGGCCCGCTGCCGACTTGGATGTCGAAGGCATAGGTCACCGACACGTTGGTGACGTCGCCCTGCGTGGTCTGCGAGAAGAAGGACGGGAAGCGCAGGATGTAGCGCACCGCGCTCAGCGGCGTGTTCAGCGTGCGAATGACCGGCGATGCGGTGTGCACCTGCACGCTGACCGAGTACGGCGCCTCCTGCAGCGGATAGCCGGGCACCGCGTCCTGCGCCGGCAGGCCGGCGCGGAAGTAGGCTTCCTTGATCTGAAACTGCGCGTTGCCGTTGGCATCGACGATGGGCGTGCCGTCGAGATAGATCGACTGGAAGATCGAGACCGGCGCGAACGAAGCGCCGTACACGGGGCCCTCGCTCAGCGCTTCGAGGATGCGCACCGTCGCCTTGGAGCGCAGCGTGTTGGGCGCGATGGTCGGTTGATGCGCCTCGCTGCCGCCGCCGCCCTTGCCGCCGCCGCCGCCGCTGGCGACCTTC